TCTATCATGGTCATTGCTCCAACAAGAGAATTGGCTGTTCAAATTCATCAAGAAAGCTTGAAATTTGCATGGCAAACAGGCTTAGCTAGTGTTTCCGGCAGACCAGCCGGCTAGCTCTTCCTGAGTTTGCGTAGCACCAACCATTGACTAATAATCAATGCTACACTGCGCAGACGAGTGTCCAGATGAGGCTCGTAATCACCATCCTAAGTCTTAGGTTAGGACGCGTGCACAGTACCTAGCCGAATTTACTAGTTCGTATAGACTGGTCAGTCTATACGCACTTGTACTAGCAAACCCGCTCCAGCAAAGGAGCTACGTTTTCTAGGTTCGGTAACCGTACATGCGCCGTTCACCTGAGAATAGGTGGTAGGTGATCCGAGAGTCTCATAAAGACTTTCGGGTACCCGCGAGACTATGCTCCCGCGGCTAATGGCCAGAAAGAGGATTGGAAAGCCTCTTCCCTGACCATATACCTGTCGAGATGCTGGAACCCTCGCACTTACTAGGACCCGGCGCTACTTAGGTAGCCCAGTATCCTACTAAGCAAGTGATAGGGACGCCACCCCGCTCGCGAACATGTAGAACGTAGGTCCGGTTGGAAGCCGTACTGTACGTAACACACGACGCGGGCGGTTGGTAGTGTCCTCCACTTGAGCAGGGGCCACAGGCTCAACCGGAGGTTCCCACTTGCCAGAGACGAAGTCCCGACTAACGTCGAGACACGCCTTGACAAGCATGGAATCAGCCAGCGAGAGCGAGTGGGCTGCTCTCATGGAGAACACCCCCTTACTCACGAAATACTTAGAGACACCTACATTTAAGTAGGTATCCTCAGTAATTCGTTTGTGAAGGTCATCGTCATCGGGACCAACGGCCTGAAATTGCGAAGAGCGGGCTGTCGTATAAAAGACGGCTTTGCCGAATTTCGTACGCAGTACCTCGCCCGACGCTTTTATCATGTCGTTGAGCACGGTAACGAGTGGGTGATTCCCCCTAAGAGATGCTCGGTAGGACTGGACATCCAAGTCTGGGAACTTCCGAAGGAACGTACCTGTCAGTTTTGCACTGATAGCGTACGCCTCCCTTTGGAAGCGACCAAAGTCTCGTTCGACGAGCCGTTTTGCAGCCTCAACCCTAACCAGTCTAAAGAGACTGTCTAAAGTTGAGCCCTGGGCGGATAACCGCTCCAGGTGCTGCGAAACAGGAATACCGAAGTACTGCTCGATTCTCTCACCGAGAACCGAGTGGTGCCCCGTATTCTTGGCTTGCGCCAACGCGTCGAACACCATATACAGCTTCACGACACGGGTGGATTGCTCCACCTTGCCGTAAAGTTTATATATGGCTGAGACTAGTTCCGGGTGCTGGCTTATGTCTAAGTTCCAACCATGGTCACGTTGCGTGGACAGGTAATTGTGTAGAAGGGAATATCTCTTCCACACACTACTTATCCCAGCCACACTAAACCCTGTGACCTCGGACCCTTTATGAAACCACCTCTTAGCGAATTCAAATGTGTCTTCCGACACATGAGTCTTCTGCTCCGAGATGGGCATATCGAGTTCGGATAACAGAGTCTTGTATGACTGTGCAACCGCTGCATTGGCGATGACAATATCATCTCCAAGTATCACGTAGCGCGTGAAGTGAGGTAAACCCACTCTTAGCGCAGCTACACGTACGAGGACATGATGAGTCAAGGCCATTGCTGGCCATGATGAGTATGCTCCCATTGGTTGTCCAGCGGCATAAGAAACCGATGGATTTCCTTTGGAAGAGTACTCATACCCAACAAGGATATGTGCCCAGGCATTCGCGAAATCCTCGTCTACTATTCGACTAATTACCCTTCGCTGTAAGGCGATTGGCATACGGTCGGTAGCATTCGAGAGATCTAACGAATGCAGTGGAGATAGAGAGGCGATCCACGTGAAAGCGCCTTGGTCAAAAGTCCCATCCACCCTTCCGAGTCTTCTGAGCACCTGATTAAGGTGATCATGAAGAGGACGGAGGGCGGTTTGAGACCAGTAATCAAGGATAGCGATCACACGGGTCTTCCCCTCTTTATCAGGGAAGTAAGAAATCTTACGGAAAGATTTCGTCTTGGGAGGGAAAAGCGTGGCCCATATGCTCGCTAAGCTCAGTTCGCCGAAACGGCCTAGCAATAAAGCATCGATTACTTTGCCCAGCCTCGGGCCTCCAACAAGTCGTATACTATCGACAAGTTGTTGAGGCAAGAGGGTAAGCTCAGTAACAGATGTCAATATTGCCTGTCCCAACGGACCTGACTTAGTTGACATATGGAACCTACGCCATCTCTTCTTCATCGGGGTGGCCTTCAATTGTCTCATTGCGTGAGAGAGTTCTTTCTCTGTTATAGAGTCAGTTCCCTTTCACGGTGAGATAATTGGGGTTATATCTAGGTGGGGACTAAGTTTCATTCCTCTCAAAGACACTAAAAGTGTAAAGAGAAGTCTGATTCCGTCCTTACTAGATATAAGCTCTTTCTGTTCGGATAGCCAAACCGGCCATCCGTCCTTGAGAGCGACGCCCTCGATTGCGTCCAGTGGATGTCCTGTGATATAGCGTGTGACAGCGAGACGTGATGTTTTCACGTACTTGACTGTCCACGCCAAACCACGTTCATCAACTAGACGTAAGACGGTCTTAAAGTAAGACCTTACCAAACCTCCTTTTAGTTTCATTAGCTCAGGAACATAGAATGTTAGGATTAACGTGGTTAACTCCACGATTAGTCGTAGTATTCTTGTTTTTGAAGCTTTTGAAATAAAAGGTTCACCGCTCGCCTGGTCATGCATCCTTGGTGGGGTAGGGGGCTAGCCTTCCACCAAGCGGGGACTACGACGACCCCAGATGTCATGAGTCAGGTCCGCGGGGCCGGTTCTCGGTTTCTCTGAGTACCGGCAAACTCAAGGTTTATCCTGGAGTTACCCAAGGCAACCTGGCTAAGTCATCTAGAGTCTTCTTACCCCCGCCCAAAAGGTAGGTTAGACAGAGCTTTCCAAACTCTGGCCTCCCAACCCCATGGGTAGGAATAAGGAAGGTCACTCTATGCGGGTGACAGACCTACAGCTGGGAGCTGAGGGTTTATCAACCTTCGGATTCCAGTATACCAAAGTGAGCTAGTTGTGGGGAAGGGGATGCCTCTACGATAGAGG